TTGAAGTCACTAGCTTTAGGTCTACCTTTGACCCCTGCTTTCTTCATTGTTTCGCCAGAGCCAGCTTTAATTCGCTTTTTCTTTGCATTGATATTCTTGTAAAGACTCATGTCAACCCTTTAAGCTTTATATGCTGTAAAATTTAAAAGAATAAAAAGGGAACCGCAGTTCCCCTTTAGTTAGTTAAGAGTTATGCTTAACCATTAACTGCCATGATGAATCCAGTCTCTGCACGCAACACTTGAGTGCCATACAAGCGGTCAGCAGTATACAAGGTTCCTAAAAACTCTTGCTTGTACTGTGTTTGAGAGCGCACACCTTGTTGTTCTGCAAGTACCATAGTATCTTTATGGCCTAACATTGCGCCACGGATAATACCACCAGCAGTTGCTCCGTTTTGTGCAGCAGTCTCAAGAGTAGGACAGTTAGTAGACACATAAATGTCAATACCATACAACTCACCAATCTTACCATTAGTAACACCTTGACCATTAACAAAGTCAGAGCTAACGTAACGATCAATACCCATGATAGCATTACGTAGTGCAGGTGGGATAACTAAGAAGCGTCCATCCATAGGAGCGTCTGCATCATCCAACTTCTGTACCATGTCACGTAAGAAATCATCTTCAAATACGTCAGCAGGTATAACTTGGTCTGCTGCATATACTGTAGTGCCAGTAGAAGCATCATTGTAGAACGTAGCACTGGTAATGAAGTTAGAACCATTACCATTACCAAAAGACTTACCAAGGGCAAACAGATCATCATCAACCTGCTTACCTAGGGCGTAGCCAGCATCACCAGTATAGAACTGACGTAGTGAAGCAAGTGCTTGTACGTTAGTAATATCTTCGATCATACGTGAGTATTCAAAGTGCTTGTTGATGACTACTTGGACTTCGCCCTCTGTAGCATTTTGAATAGTTACTGCGGTGTTTTCTGCTTTAGCAGACGCAACGCCACGGGTAGGCTTAGGGATATGAATAGTATCGCCTTTCTTACCTTGCATTGCAATTTTTTTAGTTAAAGGAGCAAGTACAAGTGATTTCTCGTATGCTGCAATTACTTCGTCTGACCAAATTTCGGGGATGAAAGTTGCTGCGTCAGTGTTACCAACCATACCGCCTGTTGCGGGATATACGGAAGTAGCCATTTTTAATTTCTCTCTATATTAGGTTATTTGACCCTCTTCTCAGCGTATGCTAGTTGTATATCGTCTGAGAGAGCTAAATAGCGTTCTGGGTCTGTTTTCATAAGTTTAATAATATCAGCTCGTCTATAGATTTTCTTGGAAGAACTTGAGTCTGGGTTACCACGTGCATAACCATTTGACCCTTCTCGGACAGCTTTCTGTCTCCCTTCTTTCTCGGCCTTGATTGTTTGATTAATAGCACCTGAGCGATCTTTCCATAATCCGAAAAGTTCATTAGCTGCTTCTGTATCAAAATGCTGATCTGCCGAAACAAACATTCGTGTCCTAATCTGTGAAGCTTGAATCCACTCAGCAAACTTAGGATCATTTACAATCTCAGGTATGTCTGGGTGACTTTCTTTTAGAAGTGCCATTGAGGTCTGCTGTTTATAAGCTCTCGTTGACTGCTCTGCTGCTTTCACTGATGGATGATTATCTATTGCACGACTCATAGCCTTTTCAGGGTCAGAATAAAAATCTATGTCTTCATCTGGTTCGCTTGCTCCTTGTGCTGGAGTTTGCGAGTCGAGTTGTGTGTTGATGTAACTATCGACTACCTTACGTAAGTCACCTACTTCTGAGCTTTGGCGACCTAGGAGCTTTTCAGCTTCTTGGTGCATCCTTACTACGTCTTCAAGTGATTTACCATTGTATTTGTCTGGTACTTCGTCAGCTTGCTCAGGTTGTGCCTGTTCAGGCTCCTGTGTTGCTGTGTCTTGTGCCATATCGTCTAAGCTATCAAAACGCTCGGATTGTAATTCCTCATCGAGGATAACTGCTGCCATATTAAACTCCGTACCTTAGTATTGTGGAGAAAGATTAAAAATGAAAGCTTCCTAAGATTAGGAGTTGGCTTTCTCTGCTTTTACTCTACCTTGTTCATGGTCTTTAATCCACTTCATAGTTGCACCAGCAAAATCGCCAGAGAAGGGGTCTAACATAGAACGGGGAGAGGAAAGTTGTCTGGTCGCTTGAGCTTTACAGTCTTTACACAGTTGTGTGTCTGGTGAGCCTTTGACCATATGTTCATTAACATGCCCTAGAGGACATCTGTAGTCATAGAATTTAAACATCAGCGTAATTGTCCACTAAAGGGTCGTCTTCTCTTTGAGACTCCTCTTGGCCTATACGTGTTGTTTCTTCTAAGTTGAGTATAGTACCTAAGATGTTAAGCTGGCCCTTACGGAAGTAAAGGTCTTTATCATCTTTGGTGCTTTCTACTGAATTAATGATAGGGACATTGAGACTTAAGTCTTTGATCAGTGCTTTCCAACCTTCTGTACGAAAGAGGTCATTCATATGTTCAAAGTAAGTTTCTAATTCATTATCTGTCATTTATACTACCTATTATACCATATTTTTACGTTAAAGTCAAGATTTTTCTTTACTTTTCTTAGGAAGTGTGCTAGGAAGGGATAATACCTCCACCTGCTCCTCCAGCTTGGTTAGTTTGTTGAGCAAGACGCTGTAACTGCTGTTGATCTGCTCCACTACTTGGGTTAATTCCCGTTGGGATACCATTTTGTTGCGCTCCTTGTGTTTTCATTTGATTTAAAGTCATTGCTTTGTCTTTAAGCATTCGGTCTGTGACCTTAAGCCTACGTTCAAACTCACGATCATCCGCATCACCTTCCTTTATATTGGTAGTAATTGCTTTAATACGATCTATTTCCATCTCAAGTGGTATAGCCTGTGCTTCCACCTTAAGTTTCTCAGCACGTGCAGCAGACTCTTGGGCTTGTGAGGTCAAAGCAGCAGTTTGTGAAGCTTGGAATGCTAACTCAGACTGTTGAGCAGCTTGTTGTGCTTCTTGTGCTTCTGGGTTAGGTTCAGCAGCCTTGTCTATTAGGCCAATTAACTCTTCCCTATTGCTGACATTCATATTATCGACAATAGACTTAAGCATGATAGGGTAATAAGGTGTATCTTTACCCATCGTCTGTAATAATTGTACAAGTTGAGAAACTTCGTACTCCCTAGCAACAATTCCCAGTGTAGACGTAGCATTAAACTTATAGTCGCTGACAGGATAAAGCTCAGGCTCATACTGCATATAACGCCAAGCAGCCTTAGATACGAAAGGTATCAAGAAAGACTCTTGGAAGTTAATCAAGGTACGCTTGTGTCGCTTGATAATAGCACCAAGAGACATAGAGATGCCAGCAGCAGTAGCTTCACCATTTATAGAGCCACCAACACCAGAAGAATCTACGGCACCTGTCGATTGCTGTACCATAGATTGTAGTGCCGAAGCCTGAGCAAAAGTTATTTGGCTTACATTGCCAAAGTTGAATGGGTTGATAATCTCACGTGGGTCACCATTAGTTAGCAGGAGCTTACCAGCACGAATCTCTGGCTTAGTGCCCCTAGGGATGCGTGTAGCGTCCATAGCAAGCATAGGGTGTACTGTAAGCGCAAGTGCGTCAATACGTGCCCGTAGCTCTGCATCTAGGGCTTTCTGGCTGTTGTATCCCTTTTCGCAGACACCACGACCCCAGAAACGACTAGGTACAACGTCCCAAGGGAATGCCACTACAGGACGATCTTTCATCATGTATGGGCTAGGCTCTGCCTTAAGTAAGTGAGCCTCGTTAGCTACTATGACAACAGCTTCTATGTAATAGCTTTCTTTTTCATCATCCTCTAGCTCGTAGTCTAGTTCTTTTTCAAGAAGGTGACGAGGTACTAAGCCGTAGTATTTAGTGAGGCGTGTCTTGTCGTCCTGTTGTACAGTTAACTCACTGTCAGGTTCAATGTTAAAGTCTTCACTGGCTGTGCCAATGTACATATCATTATAGACACCTTGCTCTTGTAGTTGCTCTACAATGTGTGTGCCGACAAATTCATCAATGGCTACACCTAAGGCTTCCTCTATGTTGGTTGCTACAGGGTCTATACGGAAGTTCTGAGGCAGTACAGGGCGCATACGAACTAATGTACGTTTAGATACATTAACGCCTACGGCTTCCATAGCACCATCCATGACCTGTTCAGTAGCAGGTTTCATTTCGTTAATTTCTTCTAAGACAATCTCACCAATGCCATTACCAAACACAGCAGAGTTAATTAAGCACTCGCTTATGTCTCTACGTATCTTAGCTGTGTCAAAGTCCTCATGTAGCTTGTTACGCAAGAACATAATGTCTTGAGTCTCTGAGTCGCCCATGTTATCTTTAATGTCAAAGTATTTACCACGACCAAAGGTAGCTTCTTCTATCTCTGCTACGTTAGACTCCACAGCTTGCTGTAGGGCTGGCGCAATGATCTGACTACGCTCTGCTTGCCTAGTCTTGTCACTAGCGTTCCAAATGCCACGCCATAGACGATAGTATTCCTCATGCTTTTGTGCATAGTTAGTTTCGTAATAGTCTCCCCAATCAGTAACCTTTGTCATCACCCAATCTTCAAGGCTCTGCTCAATGATAATTGGTTGTGTTGATTCGTTGTTATCTTCTGATTCTAAAGATGTGTACAATTTCATAAGTTAGTATCCACTAATTGAGTCGATTATCTCAAAGTTATCTAATTCTTCAAAGTTACCAGAGTAGGTTACTTTAGCGAGTTGGTCTATATAGGCTAAGGAGTCTATTAAGTCGTCATGGGTCAAAGGGTCAGGGAACTGAAACAACTCGTCACAGAAGCGTGAGTGCCATTCCTTCTTCTTCTTGTTAAGGGTTATACGACCATGTTCAAAACGACCTTGTAAGGCCCACATGACACGATCTGTTTTCTTCTGGTTGCCGTGTGTAAGCTCCTCTACTCTAAAGTAAAAGTTCTGACGTTTCATCATATCCATGATAGGTGACATAACAGCTTGCTTAGAGATACCTTTCTCTATGCCTACTGACAAAGGTTTGTAATCTTTTACTGCTTGGAATATCTTCTTAGCTGTCTCGTCTAAAGTCCATCGTCCATAGATAATATCATCTACAAACCATCCTGACTCATCCACAAATACTATTGAAATAGCTGAGTTATCTAAACGAGAAGTCTTACCTTTCTTCTTACTGACATCTTGGAAACCAGCTAAGTCAATAGCAATATAGTAGTCTCCGTCACCTCTGGGCTTAGAACCGAATGATAACCATTCTTCTTTAAACATCTCAGAGCCTTGGTTCTTAAAGGAAGCCATAAACTCTTGTTGGAAAGCATGGGTTGACATACTCTTCTTAGCTACATCTATTTCCTCAGAGTCTAAGGTTTCATTGTCGTAGCTTGTGAAGTGCCAAGCACTAAAGGTGACATCATCATCCCCACTTAGCTCTGCATACTTGTATAAATCATAGAAGTGGTTACGACCCTTAGGTGTGCCTATGAATAAGCATGAGCCTTTTTGGTCTGCTAATGCAGGTCTTAAGATTTCCTCAAACACCTCAGGTTTCATGTCTGCATACTCATCTAAGCATAGGAACTTAAGGCTGACGCCACGCATAGTGTCGGGTCTATCGGCTCCCTTGAGGCTTATGGTTGCACCATTGATCAAGGTTATTTGCATATTGTTTATGTGTGAGCTTCTAATGACAGGGTTGCCTAGCTCTACTAAAAGACTCCACATGATGTCCCTAGCCTGACCCTGTGTGGGTGCTACGTAGAAGACATGGGAGTTAGGTTTATCAGCTTGTAAGGCATTGACAATAAGAAGCCAAGCAGCTAGGCGAGACTTACCACAACGTCTTCCTGCTGCAACTACTCTAAAGCGTGTAGGGTCTGCCCATACTTTCTTTTGCCA